CTTTAACACATAGATTTTTTACGAAACTCAAATTTATCCCACTGTGGCTAAATGAGTAAAAAGCGGCCTGATTCAATACCTTTTAATCTTTAATTCTAGAATCAGAATACGGTTGTATATACGCTATTCTGCCAAAATTTCTCCACAAAGCCGTCCCAACTTTAGTCACGACCCCAGTTTTAGATAAAAAATCCATATTCTAACCCAATATATTAATTTTCTTAGTACACTATCCAAGGCCTATGTTACCAACACTTTCTTTAGCAAAGTATTTATTAATGTTGGCAGTTAAAAGAGGTAAATCTTTTTCTAAGATGAAGGACTAGAAATCGTCCCCCCCTACAAACATTTCATAATCTTATATGCCTAATTCGTTAAATATAAACTTCCAGTATAATATAACTCGCAGTGAATTCCCAAATGTAGTCCTAGTCGGGTGTCCAGATGTAACAGTACCGTGGATTACCGCCGTAAAGAACTTCCTAAAAAATTTTCCCACTTTAGTCTTATAGGTTAACTTAGATTCCAAATCAGTAATACAGCGATAAGTCTCTTCGTACATTCTCGAAGGTAAACCAAGTTTCTTATATATCTTGGGAAGCAATTTATCCCATAATCTATTGTCCACGTTTTATATGAGAATCGCATGTTGATGTGCATCATGTGAACTAAAATCACTACTGATAGTCACTATTTTTCCCTTTTTCCCAAGCTTTCGAAAAGCAGTATCCATTTTGTAAGAAAGATCATCATTATTTTTATATGAACAATAAGCTGGCATCACGATTTTTAAAAGTTTCAGACCGATATAATTAACGTGATTCGCTACCCCCAATAAAGTCATATCAGGACCGCAGATGTTTCTAGATCTGTTGCTATAAGAACCTATCTTCCTAAATACACTCTGAACAAATACCTCACCAGTCTTAGCGAAACATGACAGTACATTCTTAATCCCCTTCCAGATTGCATCCGTTCTGCCTTTTTGATATAGTATAGATTTTTAATTATCTTTATCTTTAATATGTTCTATATATCTATCAAATGTAACAGTTGTGGGGTCTAATCTATTGGCCTCTGATAAGAAATTGTCTATGAATGAATCTTTCAGGACAAATTAGATAAATCGGTCCATAACGGCTTAGTCATACCTTAATAATGTAGCAGCCTATCTTTCTATGACAGCAGAAATAGCATTTAATGGACACTTTCCATACGAGGAAAATACAGCGAAATCCCCTAATCCTTTAAAATTTTTATGGGTACTACGTTTAGGCTAGTTCTTTTTGCATTAACAATATGGAGAATAGGTATCTAGAATCTTTTTTGGAGTGACATTTTTTATTTTTTGTCTAGTTTATGGATGGTAGAAAGTCATACTCTTAAGAATATAGGGGTTTGCCCTAACAATATCATAGCTAGCAAGGGTTAATTTATGATAGAAATTTGTGGTTATTGCTCCCATTGAAATGTCATTTCTCTTCAAAATCTTGACTTCC